ATAATAGCTACACCAAAAATATCATATACAGTTTGCTGTTCTCCTATCCTAACTTCAACTTGTTTATCCGAAATCCAATTATATGGAGATAATTTTCTTGTTTCTTTTTCTCCAATTATCCTATACATTCTACCAATAATATATGGAAAATCATAGTATAAACAATTCCATCCAGTAACTATTTCAGGAGTATTATTTCTCCAGAATTCCAAGAAAGAAAAAATCAAATTAGTTTCGTTTTTACAATAAAAATATTTGTGATTGTTTAATTTTTTATTAAATGGTCTAGTTCCCCAAGTATATATTTTTTTAGATATATAATCCTGAATTGTAATTAATAGAATTTCCTCGTCACACGTTTTTGGATCTGGGAACCCATTCTCTGAAGAAACTTCGATGTCTATCGCTACAATTGACATCTTAGTTATATCGTATTCTATATACTCTTCTGGATAGTTATCAGAAATGTATTGATATATTGGCGTTTCATTTCCATATATTTCAAACCCTTCTACTTCTTTATATTTGTCAATAAACTGCTTTGACTCTTTAATTGTTCCGGGTTGAATAGATTTAACGTATTTGCCATCTAGTGTTTTATATTCAGTTTTTTTGTCTGACATGACATAAAAAGTTGGTCTATAATCAACTATGTCTGTGAATCTTTCTCCATTTTCATATCCTCGAACATAAATTTTATTTCCGAGCTGTTTTACACTAGTATACCAACGCATTATTTTTTAAGAAGAGATTGATATTTTTTAAGAATGATAGATTTTGGATCCACAATTGTAAGTATCTTATCAGAACTAATCAGAAACATTTCCTGCTCAGTAAAATCAATCAACCATTGTTTGAAAGTAATACCATTAGTTAGACTCTCATAGCATAGTATAAATGGATTTGTAAGCTTACAATTTGGCTCTCCAATATCAGCAACAACTTCTTCTATTTCAGAAATTAAAGTTTGGCCACTTTCTAAAACTAAAAGTTTAATTACTTTATTATCTTTTATTTTGGCTTCTTCCATTTGGACTCCTAGATTCTAGAATAATTATAGCAAAAAAAAGGAGGGGAGTCAACTGGAAGTGACCAGTTTCCCCTCAACGCCGACAATAGTTAAAATTATTTAGAACCAAACTTTTCTTTTCTGGTGTTCTGGAATAACTTTGATCAAGCTAATTGATAGTAATCCATTGTCAAATTCTACTTTTTTTACTTCCATATCATCGGATATCGTCCAAGATCTAGTAAATGCCCTTTGTGCCAAACCATGATGTACATAATCTTTTTCGGAATCTACTTCTCTTTCTCCTTCTACGAATAATTTGTTGTTTTCTGTGTATACTGTAATTTGATTTTTTTTGAATCCAGCAAGAGCAACTTCTAATCTAAATTCTGTATTACTCTCTTTAATTACATTATATGGTGGATAATTTGATTCGGTTTGATGTAATGCCCCAAATCTATGGAACCACTCATCCATACCTATTGAATATTTTTCAACATCATTTAAAAATTTTTGGATATTTGCTGTATTATATCGAACTAGTGTGTTCATAGTTTTTCTCCTTTAAAAGCAAGATATTATGTCAAACCCGAAGCATTTGACATAACTAATTATACAACAAGTACAAAAAAAGGGAGTTCGGAACTCCCAACTTTTTTATTCGGTTTCCTGAACTTTTTTCTTAGTTCCGATTGAGTATTTTGCCTCAAGAATCCATTCATCTTTTTCTTTATACGGAAGAACTTTAATCTGATTGAGAGGTGCAATATCAGAAACTTTATCTGGATTAATTACTGTCACTAATCCCCAATCAGATAAAAGTTTAATAATACGATTGCGACGTTGGACATCGTTTACTGTAAGATTTGCGTGCTTTCCATCTAAAGCAAACAGTTCTTTGAAACTAACTAGGTAATATTTTCCTTGTTTATGTAAAATATGAACTGATTGATATAATTTTTTTTCTTTTCTAGAAGCAACTCCGATTCTAGTCAAAGTTTCTCTCACCTTCAAAAAATCATCTGGTTCAGATAAAATTATCTCAACCATCATATCAGGAGTCCATTTTACCTGAGGTTCATTAATAGTAGTCATTTTGTTCCGCCAATGTCAAGTTTTTGTTTAATGAAATTGATTTGATCTTTATTTAAAATATTTAGAATCTGAGATGCTTTCTCATCATTATAACCATAATATTGTTTTATGTATTCTAAATTTTCAATTTTATTTTTGTTGATCCAAGAAGAATATCTCTTCTTTTTTCTCAAACTATTTAGATAAAATAAATATTGCATATCTTTATCCAATCGATTATTTAAATTCATCTCATTCGCAAATAAAATGGTATCTAGATGTGCGGAAAGACACCTATTAATAATGTAAGGTGGATAAGACTTTATGTTATCAGAATCATCTAAAATCAAATTCTCTTTAGTAAAATTTATGGAATTTATCCAATCTTTTAATTCATATTCTATTTCCATTCAACTTCACACATTATTTCGGTAAGACAGGCAAGTAAATTTATTTCATTATCTGCAACAAAAGCACTCCTATATTGATATTTTGAAATAATCAATATTGCAGAAGGAATCGTAGATTCTACAGCAGAACAATATAAAGTATCATACACTTTTCTAAGGACAATATTTGGATCATTATCCATATTATTGATTACCCACTTCCTTACTTCAGTAAAATTCTTATCCTTTAAATATTTTACCAAATTTGTTATTTTAACATCAGATACTGTTGCTAAAATACCAGAATCTATTTTTCCGCTAGAAGAGTATCGTTGAATCTCGTTTAATGTGCGCCTAAAATCTGGAAAATACTTATTAATAATTCCAGCGATAGCAGCAGTTTCATACTCTACTTTCTCCGAAGTTAAAATGTCAACTATACGTTTCATAAATTCAGCTGCAAGCTTTGGCTTTTCCTTTGATGGAATAGAAAAGTCAATAGATGCAGCACGAGAATGTAAAGGTGGAATTAATTTATTCTTATAGTTACAAGTAAAAATAAAGGTACAATTATTTTGGAGTTCTTCTATTGATGCTCTCAATGCAAGTTGAGCATCATGTGTTAGATTATCACCTTCATCTATTAGTAGTATTTTTTTCCCAGTATTAGATAGAGATAGAGTTGACGCATAATTTTTAACTTTATTCCTAATTACATCAATAGATCTTTCATCAGATCCATTAATTACCATAAAATCTCTATCTAAATCATTAGCTAATGCCTTAATGGTAGAAGTCTTTCCAACTCCAGGAGGACCAGAAAGAATCATATTTGGAACCTTACCAGAATCTCTAATTTCAATAAAAAATTTTTTTATTGATTCAGGTAGTATGCATTGTTCTACTTTTTGTGGTGCATATTTTTCGACAAAAATAAAATCACGATTCATAATTTAAATAAAAGGTATCTTTAGATAGTACAGGACACTCATCATTCACAAAAATATTCATAATAAAAAAAATAAAAATTAACCGAATGTTGAATCAGGTTCTAGAGCAATATGATATTTGACTGGTCTCGTCTTACTTTCAAACCTGGATAAAAGTTTCTCCGAGATAACTACATCATAAGAACCAGGAATGATTTTAATATTTTCAACTTTAAAATTCATAGTGAATTCTTTATCTGTTTCCCCAACAACAATTAAAAATTCATTTGAAGTATCATTCTTTTTATCTCGTACTACAAGATTAACTACTCCATTTTCTCCTACCGCTGCTAAGTCTGGAAGTTGATAAACTGATGCTGCTTTAAGGATTTTTTCTAATTGCGAATGCTCAAGCTGAAATTTGATGTCATCTGTTGGTAGGCCAATCTCTTTATCTGGAGGAGATACAATAACAGAAGGATCAGCAAAAAAATATTTTACTTTACGTTTTCCATCACGAATAGTCAAATAAGAATCATTAGAAAAATCTAATTCTGGACTATCATGTAGACTAATTCCATTCAAAAATTGATTTAAATCATAGATTGCAAAATCTCTAGGGAAGTCTTCATCAACAATTGCTTCCGCTAACAGATTTTTCATAACAGTCATAGTCCTAAGTTTTTTCCCTTTTTTAACAAAAATAGATTGATTAATCGAGGCAAAGTTTTTTAGGATTGTAAATGTTTCATTAGAAAGTTTCATGATAATCAGTAGTTATAATGGTCAGTTTTATTTTGATGGAGTCCAGAAAAATGATAAAGCAAGATGCAATAATGAATTGCTTTCAAAATATCTTGTTTCGATTTACCATTTTTCTTGCCAAAACGAGAAAGATACTTAATAGCGTTTGAACGAGTAAATGCTTCTGCGTCACCAATACTTTCAATCAAATCAAGAGTCTGGGTTTTTGACTGCTCAGAAGTATAATGAGATCTGTATGTACTTACAAGATACTCTTCAACTTGCTTCAAAGTTTTGTCTTCCTCATATTTCCAAAAACCGTTTTTGTTTGCGTCCTCAGGTAGTTTTGTAGCTGTCAAATAATTTTGCCTGTGGTGTGCCGCGTCAAAATGAATTGTATCAGTTTCGATTGATCCAGAAATCGTGGTGTCATTTTTATTAGTCATTGTACTCTCAAAATTTTCAGACATAATTACCATAAAGAGAAAAAGGAGGATTATTTCCTCCTTATATTATATCATACAGATTCAGAATTGTCAATAGAATCGTCAATAGAATCGTCTTCTGAAGACATTACAAAATTTTCATCAATTTTATCGTATAGTTCCATAAATGAACATTTGGTTTCGTCGTCAAATCGTGCAATTGAATATTTAATTGCTTTAGATTTGTTTTTAAAGATGGCATATGCTTTCAAAAGATGAATCAAACGACGAGTTGAAATGATTTCATCAATTCCACCATCAAAAAAAGTTTTACGAATGGTATCACTCCAACTAACAAGCTTTTTGATGAATTCTTTTTCTCCGTCAAGATTAATTGATTTGGCTAGTTTAGTGAGAATTTTGATCTCAATAGAATTTGGTGGATATTGTTGTTCAAAAGTTACACTAAATCGTTCCAGAAAAGCTTCATTGAGAATATTAGTTCCAATGAAACGGCCATCATCTGAACCTTTTCCTCTAGTATTTGCAGTAGCAATAATATTGAATCCTGGCTTTGGATGAATTACTTTTCCAATTTTTTTGAGAAATAGTGGTTTTCCTTCCAGTACAGATTGTAATACCATGATTTTATTTGAAGCTAGGTCGCATTCATCAAGAAGAAGAATTGCACCTCGTTCCATTGCTTCAACTACAGGACCATTGTGCCAAACGGTATCCCCATTTTGAAGACGAAATCCTCCAATTAAATCATCAGAGTCGGTTTCAATTGTGACATTGAAACGAATTAGTTCACGTTTTAGATGTGCACAGGCTTGTTCAACACACATTGTTTTGCCGTTACCAGAAAGTCCAGTAATGAAAACTGGATAAAAAATACCAGAAGAGATAATTTTTTTGATATCAGAAAAACTACCAAATGCTACAAAATTGGGATCCTTCTCTGGAATTAGATTTTTTTCAATAATAGGAAGTGCTGCTGGAGCATTATATGATTTTTCAATAGAAGTTACTGCATCTACTGTAACTTCAAGATTCCACTTTCCATGTCCTACTTTATAATTTTCGAGGCGACGTGTAACAGTAGGATATGAAAGATCTTTCATTGCACTATATGCCCTAACATCAGCTGATGTGATGTTGTTGCCAAACATATCCATTAGATCTGAAATGATGTTCTCTTCTGTCATTTTTTGGTACATAATTTAACTTTTGAACTCTGTAATTATAGCAAGCCTACAAGGTCTGTTTGGGACTTGTAGGCCAGTTTATAAATTGTCTTAAGCAATTAAATCAACAAATTGAGAGAGAATTTTTTTGTTCATTTTTTTGGATTGCAAAGACCTCTTAAATGCGTTTCTAATCTCAGTTACAGATGCATCATGGGAAACTTGGAAATCAGAATTAGAATTTAAAGAATTAGAATAAATTCCAAAATAACAATCATAGCCTGAGCATTTAATAGCACAAGATTTGTTCTGTTTCCATTCTTCCCATATTTTATTAACACAATTATCGTGATTTTCTACATGTCGTTTAATAAAATTAGACACTTCGCCACTACTAAGCAATCTAATTCCAATAAAATTGACTTGAGGAAACACATCTTTAAGATGTTTTAACAAGACATCAGTAAATTTATGAGATGCATAGTAAGAGTATTTGGGGAATCGATATGTGGTTTTTAAAGTGTTATCACGAAGAAAACAATTATCCCCAACTGGACAAATTCCAGAACTTGAAATACGATTTAAAGCACCAGATTCTCCGTCTGTCAAAACAACACACTGAATTTTTTGTACTTTTGTTTTTTTCTGGAACATAGGAATAATTTGATGTAAAGCAACCATAGTTTCATTCAATGGGGTACCAGACAATCCAAGGTTCTTTGGATATGTAAAAGAGAGATTTTCCTTAGTGAAAGTACATGCTAAACGATACAAATTTTTCATATGTAACTCAAGTGTTGCTGAATTCACTGTACTCGAAATAAAATTCAACAAATTATAGTTTCCCTCAACACAAAGAGAACCAAGTTTACCACTAGCTTTTCCGTAAGAATATGACCAGTTATTTGTAAATGCATAAACTTCAAATGGAATTGATACTTTTTTACAAAACCAAATAAGATTTAAAAGTTGACAACAAGTATCTAAAATAACTTTATCCATAGATCCCGACCAATCCAAAATAAAGATAAGTCCATGGTTTTTACCTTCTGCAACAGTAACAATTTTTTTGAAAATGTCATCATTGTACTTATATGAAAATAATGATGTGCAATCTAGAACTCCAGTTTTAGATTCTGAAGACCTAGAATACGATTCTGCTGCTTTTTTACATTCGAATTCTTTAACTAAATAGTTTACTTCATTTTTAGATCCATTTTTGAACTTTTTAAATTCAATGTCAACAGAAGCAAAATCTTCCTCAGTATTGTGCATATCCCAATACCTTTTACACAAAGAGTGAATTTTACTATTACTAACAATAATATTATCAATATCTAATTTTGGAATTTCTACATAATTCAGTTTTTCAAAATTCGAACTGGATAGACTATTAATAGCTTTTTCTAAAGAGGATGCAGTCTTAACAAAATCAGAATTAGATTTTGTATCATAGTCAGTTGATTTTTTCTGTCCATCAGATTCACTTTGATCCGATTTACTGGAGGAGGTATCTCCAGATGACTTAGAAGAATCATCAGAATTTAAATCATCATCAACATTAACTTCGTCGGAGGATTGATTTCTACTTTCCTCCTTTTTGTCGCCAGGAACAGCATCTCCACCAATCGCTTCTAGATTGTCTACAACAGAACTAACATCAATTGATAGGTTTGTTTCATTGTCATATACTTTTTTACAGTATTCGTATAAAAGTTCAGCTGCTTTAATTGCATCCATAAATGTTTCTGCATCTTCAATTTTTTTCAAAATATCTTTTTCTTCTTCGTTGAACTCTAGTTCAATAAAATTCCCAATTTTAAAATAAAGATTGACTCTATCCGCTAGATTATATTTTGAAACATCGTCATCTGCAATTGAAAAGAAGTCTTCGTCATTTAATTCTTTATATCCATTATAAAAGGTCTTCTTAAGACCGGGATAACGACGCTTCATGAGTTTCTCAATACGTACATCTTCAGTTACATTGAGAAACTGCATAGGAACAGCGGTAAGTTCAGACCAATTTTCGGTCGATGTGTAAATTGCATGTCCAGCTTCATGACTAAGAAGAAGTTGATATACTACATCAGAAGCCTTTTCCCAAACAGGTAAAGTAAGAGTTCGCGTGTCAACATTAAATGATGCAGTATCTACATTACTATGTTCGATAATCAGATTCTCTGTAGCTAAGAGGCGAGCCAGATTTCCGTAAATTTCGTGACTTGATTTCATGTTTAGAGATTTTACTAAAGCCATTATACAAAAGAGAAATGCCAAAATAAAAAAAAGAGTGACAGTTTTTAAACTGTCACTCATAGATTGGAAAAAGAAAAATTTCCTTTCTTTTCAAACTCAATAACATTATCGAATTTATCCAATACTCCATCTTTATGTGAAATGACAAAAATATTAGAA